GTATGCGATGGCCCACAACTGCGTTTATGATACCGAGATAACCCAAGGGGTCATATTGATGTGTACGCCAGATAAATATTTCCAAAAGTTTCAAATAAAAGGCAAAGAGTTTATTAAATATCAACATAAATTTCTAGAGAGATTAGATAAGTTCTATAGTGTCAAAAATAAGGCAGTTTCATAAAATAGCCATAATTAAAAAGTAAGGTTTTATGCGGTTCATCACCTCCCTATAGGTTTCTGGATATTCGTAAATTTGCGATTTGGGTTTAGAAAAAGAGAGGTGATCTGGGGTTGAGGTGATCAGCAAGTAATACCAATGGTTTTAGAGCAATGGATATTATATGTATTATCCAGGATTATCGTTTAGATAGGGGCCGCGAGGACATTTGGGATTCCAAATTGGACTTAATAATTCTGGAAAACCTATAGGGGTCTGATATATAATCCTTATGCCTAGAAGACCTAAAAAATCTAAATACAAATCTGTAGTCATCAAGAAGAAAAGATATTATTTTTATAAAATTACGTGGTTGGACATTACCGGGGATGCCGGGCATGCAGATTTACATACATCACTTGGTTTTATGCCATCTGTAATGATTACTCACGCATACTTACTTAACAAAGATAATAAGAATGTTAGAACGTTTGCAAGTTACGAACAAAACGATGAATTATTTAGCGATAGAAATGTATTTCCAAAAGGTTGTATAGTTAAGATGGAAAAGATAAATGAAAAGTAATTAAACTTTCTTAACTCTTGGTAATCTTTTATTCTCAATATTTTTTTTAATATCTTCTACCTTAACATCTTCTAATAGTGGTGAGTATTCATCAATAATACTTTTTAATTCTTTTTCCATTTCTTCCTTAGACATGTCATCTAACTTACCTGTTCTAATTATTTTTTGCTCTACATATAGACCAGCTGCCTTACCTCTCATGTGTTCAACATTACCTGCTGCTGAGAACGCACCCTTTTTCAAAGCTGCATCTCTAATCTTTGCTAACTCTGATATGTGTCTACCATAAGTTACTTCATATTTTTGTTGATACTCTTCTCGTATCTCTCCAATATATTTAACAACCAGTGGATATTTTTTTGGATTACGTAATTCAGATGCTCTAACATATGCAGAATCTTTATCATAACCTGCTTCAATCGCACATTCTGTCGGTGTCTTTCTACCTTCGTTTGTTACTAATAATTGTGCAAATTTCATTTGCATTTCTGTAAGTCTTTTTGGTACTCCTGCCATACTTGACATTTAGAGTAATGTTAAGTAAAAGTCAACACATGATAAATGCGAAAGAACTAGCTAAACAGTTAGACAACTTCTTAAAATCCCCAACATGTCAAGATGCAAGGGTGGTTGTTAAATTACCTCAAGGTGAGTTTCGATCTCCTGATGGACAGTTTGATATTTTATCAATAAGTTTATTTGAAAATAATATTATTGGTGCACGAGAAAGTCACCGACTCGTAATAGAATTATCCACTACACAGAGTTGGCAAATGGGTAGTATTAAGAAAAAACTGTAAGCATAATTTACTTTAAATAAACTATGGGACCAGAAGCTAAATTCTATAATTATTTTAAAAAAAATACACCCAATATTTCTTACACAAGAATAGAAAATACCAGTAGTTTAGGTACGCCAGATGTATTGGCATACAATAAAAATAATGTTTTTTTCACTATTGAATTTAAAGTAACGAAGAGTAAAAAAGTAAGGTTCTCACCACACCAAATTGCATTTCACGTGAAACATCCGATCAATACTTTCATCTGCATCAAGACCCCTGATGCTTGTGGCTTGAGACTTTATGAGGGCTCGAGAATTAGGGAGCTTGTCGCTTGCGGCTTGGAGCTTGACGCTTGTTGCTTGGGGCTTGCAGCTTGTCGCTTGAAGCTTGAGAGCTTGTAGCTTGCGGCTTGAGGCCCGGACCAGGCGAACGCGTTTTACACTCCGTCGAGTTTTTACCGCTAATTGCCTGATCCGAATTATTACGCTTACGTAATTCTTTATAATATTTTGGATGCCTAAACATGCTAGTGTTTACCATAACTTATATTTGCTGTCGACCTGTCCCAGCATGCCCGGCAATCCTTGCATTCATTATTTTGCTTAGAAGCGGGGCAGCTGTGATTGCCATCTGTGACAACAGTCGAGGTCCACGGCCAGCTCTTCACTGGTCCCTGGTTTATCATATGCGAGGACATACGAATAATTAAATTTTGTGGAACTGCTTCAGGGTTTATGTCTCTTAAAAATTTTGCTTCACGTGTTGGCAGCCAGTGCCTGGTCTCTGGTGTTCTCTTACAAACTTCAAATATATTTTCTAAATGTTTCAAGCTCTGGATGTCGCCGGAGTCATGCCACCTGAACCAGGGTTCACCTGTGATCAGTGTTACCATGGCGTCCACCCATCGCGGATGTTCGAGCGCCTGAAGCCTCCGGTCTAGAGCTGCCTTAACATTGTTGAATCTATATCGCCCCTTCATTGCATAACAGCCAGCGCAAACAGAATTTTTTACAGCTTGCAGCTTCACGCCAGTTATACATCTCCAGGCCGGCAGGTTATGCGCAGGTCCTGGCATCTTGGACGGTTTACTAAGACCGCCTGTTATTTGTCTTGCTTCTTTTTTTAGCATATCTTTCTCCTTTAATCTCCTGGATATCATTATAATGTAATCTTGTCAAGCTTGAAGCTTGGCGCTTGCAGCTTGCGGCTTGTTGCTTGTAGCCGTTGGCCTCCAGCCAGCGCCAATGATTTATTAAAACTCTAATACTCTCAGATCCACCTTTCATAAATTCCTTTCTTTGTTTTGCTGGTTTGAGTTTTACACCGGACACCAGCAAACGGGTGATAAATCTATCCTATCATATCCAGGACCAGCTGTCAAGCTTGCAGCTTGACGCCTGATCCCAGGTCCTCTTCACACAATCGGATCTATAGACCGAAGCACTAATAGGACCAGGGATCAGTACTAGTGGCTAATAGGCGGGCCTTTCAGTTTGCAACCTTACCGGACCATCACTTACAGCAATCGCGACCTAGAATATAGCCCACCGAAGCAGGCGCCCTATACTAGTTCTGATCCCAGGTCCTTGGGTTAGTTGGACCGTCGCGCCGGTACCAAGGACCAGGGATCAGTTCTAGTTGTACGAGCGTTTGGATCTCTTTCAATCTACTTTGCACTACAACCAGAAGTTGTCCCAATCAGAGATTAGGGTGTATAGCTAATTCTTCTAAAATCTGATTAATCCAATATAATACTTGACTATCCTATTGTCAAGTGTTAAAAACAAATCAATGCAAATAAACAGAAAGGCAAATATGAAACTAGCAGATACAACAATGGAAAGTGGTTATTCATTTCAACAAGAACTACTTTTACAAGCACTTGAAAGACAAGCCCTAACAGGAAGATTAATGACTAATCCTAGAGTGACGGGTTTTACTTCTTTTGCTAAAGCAGTGCTTAATTTTATCAATGATAAGAAAGCACCTAAAACTTGTAAAAATTTATACAAATATCTTTTAGATAAAGGGTATTATGATAATATTGAAACAAGACTAAATAGAAAGGAAAAAAACAATGAGTAGAATAAGACTAAACCAAGAGTACAGAAATAAAATCGCAAATCGTATGCGAGTACACTTGGAACAAGAGGACACAGTAGAAAAACAAAAGTATGACGAACTAAAAGCAAATCAGATTGACATAAACGACAATGCGTGGAAAGTTGCTGAAACAATAGTAAGGCGACATTATACTGATGATGATGTTGCTAAAGCAAGATACCTACAAGATAAGTTTGAAAATGTAAGTACGATTGCAAAAGACAGTTGTTTTCATTTTCATTATATGGGTGAAGTTGAGGGTAGAGATTATGACAACAATCCTATTACTGAAACAAAAGCTATTGAAAAACATTTTGACTTTCGTTTAAATGGTTCAATAGATACTGACAACAATTCATCTTATAGTCGTGATGACAATGGTTATGGTTATGCTTTGTTTCGTGATGAATTAAAAGCACAGGAAGATTGCAACCCTGATATTTTGATTGAACAAGAGGGTAAAGACCACAACCCACATAAAACAAAATATACTGACAACAATAATAAATATCTTGGTAATGATGACAAAGGTTATGGCAAAGAGTGGAATGAAAAATATCAATTAGATTTAATTGGTAGAGATTATTGTAGAGATAGATCAATAGCTTGTACTGAACAAGAGTTTATGATGTTGCAAGATTGGAAAAAACAAAAAGGACAATTTGTTATTGCACACCAAAAATGGATTTCATCTATTTTAGAACAGATGAAAGAAATTAAACTTGGTCTAAAAGGTTATAAATATTTAGACGAGGCATTGGAACTTTGTACTGAACTTGGATTAAATATTACTGACGCAGAAATAATCAGAACTAATAGCACAGGACTTACTATCTACAATCCTAAAAATTTAGCAGATAGGATTAAAGGTATGAAGAACAAGAAAGAAAAAACAAGAGCAGAAAAAATAGCAGAAAGGATATTGTACGAAAAACAACAAAGTGTAAATTAACTATTGACATCTATGGGATAATCCTATAAGATTATCCCATAACAGAAAGAGGATAATATGGAAAAAAACAAAACATTTTATATAGTTTACTATTCAAACAAGGATAAGAAACATATAACAAGACAAGGAAAGCACGACGAAAAAAGCAGATATGGTACATCTAAAAAAGGCGTGCCTTATTATGTATATTATGATTTAGACGCACACGGATATAGAACTGCAACTACAAGTTGGAAAGTGAGGTACTAATGGAAATCTTTTTTAGATTAACAATGTTATTAGTAGGATTTCTACTAACATTTTTAGCTTTTGTTGTAACATTACATTCATCGCATTATGTAATTTCAGTATTACTTTTGTTTGGTGGTGTTACAATTATGTTTGGGGGGTTACCTAAAAATGAATAATTATAACTGGTGCCACGGTCCGAGTTGCCATACTAATCACACAACATCAAGAGTGCGAGGCTCAGGCGACAATAAAGTTTTAAGAACTATTAAAATAAAAGTTGATAGTGAATATATCAGACAAAGTATATTTGCTTATTTTTGTAATCAGCGATGTTTAATGGATTTTATGAATGAGCATAGAGATAGAATAGTTGCACTAGCGCCAAGGCGCGAGGCTCTTGAAACACCGATCAAGGTTGTAAAAGAAAAGTATGAAAGTAGTAGATATGATTGGAATAGTGATGATAATGGGGCAACAAGACGAGTACCATATATGGCAACAAGAACAATAATTAAATCAGTTGACAATGATTGACTTATCCTATATTATCCAAGATATGAAAGAAATAAAATACAATAACAAGGTATACAAACTTCCTTTCGCTGTGTCTTTACCTGAAGACCCAACAGCTGAAGAAGAAATCTCCAACAGGTTTAATGGAGAAAAAACAAAACTCCCTGCGTTTGCTGTTGCTGTCTATGATGTAATCATGGGCTCTGAGATGTTAAAACAATGGGATGACCACAGGAAAGGTTTAGATTGGTTTATTAAATACTTTCCAAAACAATACACGGTCTTGCTAGATTAACTCTCTCCCCCTGGCCCTAACGGGCCAGGGGTCCCAAACGATTTCTAAAATCCAAAAATTTTTTAATTATTAATTTACATATGTACAAAGGGGTCCCACAACCTACGGTTATATTGCTTGATTTTCATGGTCAATACCGATAAATTCATTTTGAGTTAAAAACAAACATGTAAAAAAATTTTACAAAAAATTTTTCAAATGCAAAAACTAAATATAGATAAGATAAATAAGCTACCTCCCGATATTAGAAAAAGAGTTAAAAAATTATTTTTTTCAATTAAAGAGGAAGACAAGAAAGAAAAAGCACAGAATGATTTTTTAGAGTTTACTAAAAGAATGTGGCCTGATTTTATTGAAGGTGAACACCATAAAATTATTTCACAAAAATTTAATGATCTTGCAAGTGGTAAAATAAAAAGATTAATTGTAAATATGCCACCAAGACATACGAAGTCTGAGTTCGCTTCAACCCTGTTGCCTGCTTGGATGATCGGGCAAAATCCAAAACTAAAAATTATACAGACGACCCACACCGGCGAACTAGCAGTTAGATTCGGTCGTAAAGCAAAAACCTTGATTGATTCACCGGAGTATCAACAAGTATTTAAAACAAGACTAAGGGAAGACTCGCAAGCCGCCGGTCGCTGGGAAACAGCTCAAGGTGGCGAATACTTTGCTGCAGGTGTCGGCGGAGCTATAACAGGAAGGGGTGCAGATTTATTAATTATAGATGATCCGCACTCGGAACAAGATGCCCTCAACATGGGTGCATTAGAAAAAGCATACGAGTGGTATACTTCAGGACCACGACAACGTTTACAACCAGGTGGAAAAATAGTTTGCGTTATGACTAGATGGAACGTAAAAGACCTGACTGGAATTCTTATAAAGAACCAAACAGAACCCAAATCTGATCAATGGGAGTTGGTAGAGTTTCCGGCAATTATGCCGAGTGGTAAACCTGTATGGCCGGAATATTGGAAGCTAAGCGAACTGGAATCAGTTAAAGCATCCTTATCACTTGGCAAATGGAATGCACAATGGATGCAAAACCCAACATCTGAAGAAGGAGCTATTCTAAAAAGAGAATGGTGGAACAATTGGGATAAGGACCATATTCCAAGATTAGATCATGTTATACAATCATATGACACCGCTTTTATGAAAAAAGAATCTGCAGATTTTAGTGCTATTACTACGTGGGGTATATTTAGATTAAATGAAGATGGACCGCCACAAATGATATTATTAGACGCTATCAAAGAACGATTAGAATTTCCTGACTTACGTAGACTTGCAAAAGAACAGTATGATTATTGGGAACCAGAAACTGTATTGATTGAGTCTAAAGCATCGGGTTTACCACTTACATACGAACTTAGAAACATGGGTATACCAGTTGTTAATTTTACGCCGTCAAAAGGTAATGACAAACACACCCGAGTTAATTCTGTTGCACCTTTATTTGAAAGTGGTAATATATGGGCACCTTTAAACAAACAGTTCGCTCAAGAGGTTGTAGAAGAGTGCGCTGCATTTCCATACGGAGATCATGATGACTTAGTTGATAGTACAACTCAAGCTGTTATGAGATTTAGACAGGGCGGATTAATTAGTCACCCAGAAGATTATGAGGATGAAAAACGTATAAAAACAAAGTATAAATATTATTGGTAAACTATGAATGCAATGATAAAATTTTTACAGGCGGTTAGAAGACTAGCAGAGCTTGGTGTAAAAAAAGAGGACATTATAAAATTTGGTAAAATAGAGTTTGGTGAAATAACTGAACTACTTTCTAAACAAGTAGATGACATCTACAAAAGATTTTACAAAGACAAAGGTGGCAGTATTTTTAAAGACAAAAGTAAAAGTAAAACAGGAGAATTTTTTGGATTTAAAAATTTTCCTAAAAAAGCTGAAAAGAAAAAAGGTGAAGTAGTAGATATTAAAACTGGAAAAAAATTAGACGTTACACCTACTGAAAAAAACACTAGGGACATGATGAGAGGTGATGTAACTGGTGAAGGTATTGCTAGCCTTACAGAAAAAGAAATGGTTGAAAGTGCTTTAAAAAAAATAGCTAATAGAAAAAGATTAGGAACAAGATCACAAGAATCAAATATTAGAACTGCTGTTAGAGAGTTTTTAGAGAGAAGAATAAAAGATGGATCACTTACAATACCTGATAAAAAAGACTTAGATGCAATAACGGGAGTTAAACAAGGGGGCGTTGATCCAATTGACGTATTTAGAAAAGCGTATGGTGAAGATGCAATTGGTGTTGTTGCAAGAATAGAGGATGAATTTCCAAATGCATTTAGAGGAGATAGCTTTAAAGAAATAGGAGATAATTTTGAAAAATTATTTAAATTAGACAAAGAAAATATTTCTAGTGAACTACCTACACCTAAAAAAAATTATGGATATGATGAAGGATTAATGACTGATAAACAGTTAAAAGAAATGTTAGAAAAAGATTTAAAAGAAAAAGAAATGTTGGAAGACTTTAATCCAACTGACAGAGAGCCAAATGCAACAGGTGGATTAACAAGAACAAGTTATGCTATGGGTAAAGGTCCGGTATTACCAAGTGATGAAGATCCAATAAATCCTTTTCAACCAAAACCCATAGGCCCCGTGTTGCCTGACAAAAGTATGATGGCTAGTGGTTATGGCAGCTACAAAGATTTTATAGAATCAACGGGTGACGAGGAACTTATGGATCTTTACCTGGAAGGTTTAAATGCAGGAGACTTTACAAAGTTATTTGAGGCATTAAGAAGAAAAGGTTATTCAGGTAGAGATGACATTGCAACCGGCGGCAGGGTTCAAGCGGCAAGCGGCGGGCTTGCTTATATATTAAAGGTATAATGAAGATTCACGAATATAACGAGATGATGTCGTACCTGTTGCGACCAGAGTCTAGACAACAATTAGTTCAAGGCGGAGCTGCAGGTCAACCTAGTATAATTACAAATCTTAAATTTCAAAATAAAGTTAAAAACTTAGTTAACAAAGGTTTTTCTACTGTGGAAATAGCAGATGAATTAAACTCTAGTCCAACAAACATTAGAAGAGTTAGAGCATTACTTAATTTACAAGGAAAACCAGGAGTTGAAGAAAGACTTAGTTTTGATGATCTTAATAAGGACGGTGAGTTTGAAAAATTTTTCAAAGAATATTTAGAAAAAGAATCTAAAATAGAAGTAGCCGGTAGAACAAGAGGTAGTAGTCTTTGGCCAATTGTACAAGAAGCTTTAAAAACAGTTCCTAAAAATGCATCATTAAAAGAAAAATATAACGCTATAAAAAATTTTGATAAAAGAGATTCTGAGTATGGTTACAGTGGAAATAATAAAATAGGAAAACGTTTAGGAGCTGCAATAAATGCATCTTTTAGAGATGCTGAAAAAGGTCTTGGTCAATTAAACATAAAACAATTAGCTGATGCAATTCCTGCTTATTCTTACAAAACTCTTCAAGGTATTTTTGGTAGTGCAAAAAAAGATCCAGAAAAATTTAAAGGAAAAGCAAAACAAAATATTATAAATTCAAAAATGTTTGTTAATAAATTAAAAGACTTAGGTGTAAAAATAACTCAAGGAGATATTGAGCAAAGAAAAGTAGAACGTTTAGGTTCTGGTAAGTCATATTTGTTTGAACCATTAACAGAGAATGTTAAAGAAAAATTAAAACAATTAAAACCATTAAGAACTGTTCAATCTGATTATGATAATCTTAAATTTAGAAGATTAGTGGAAGCTTTTTCTAGAGCCTCTGAAGATTACAAAAAATTTGGTTTTTCAAAAGATGCTGCAGTTTTAAAAAGTGCTGCTAACAGTTTAAATTTAGCTATGATAGAAGAGTTTACAAGTAAACCTCTTGGAGATTTTACAGGGAAACCTAATATAAATATATTAGATAAGGCAATGTCTAAAAATGACGTTTTACAATTAAAACAATTTATTGAAGATAATCCTAGAATTAAAAATGTTCTTTCAATAACTTTTGATCCGTCAGGAAAAAACGGAACTTATTTTAAACCAAGAGACTTAGATAAATTATCTGGTGGTCAATTGCTTAAAGATGTATTAGTAGAAAGAGACCATATTTTTCCTGTAAAAGAAGTTTCTGTTTTAGAAAAACCAACAAAAACTAAAATTGGTAAACTTGGACCTGGAGGTGCATTAGCTGAAACACCTTTTAATAAAGTTTTAACTACAGGTTATTTTAATAATTCTTTAAGAAATAATATCCAAAATTTTTTAAATTCTGGAGCAATAAAACCAAACGCTATAAAACAAATTAATAATACTTTAAAAGGATTAGATACAACTATTTATCATAATGGTAATTATTATGGTGGAAAAATAACACCTTCTATTGAAAAACAAATTAATAGATTAGGTTTTGATAAATTTGACATACAAGAAGATGTAGTAAAAAATATTAAAGAACAAGATGCAGCAATTAAAAAATTAAAAAATCAAAAGTTTTCAGACTCTGCCATTATAAAAGCAGTTTCAAAATCTAAATTAAGTGCAAACCCATTCTTTGACCCTAAAAATATTTTAACAGGACTTGGTGATGTTGCCAGAGTCTTGAGCACACCAACAGTTGCTGCAACTTTTGCTGGTACAAAGATAAAAGAAAATTTAGAAAAAGGTGAAAGTCTACTTGAAGCATTTGCAGATGTAGAAGTTGGAACAAATTTATTATATCCAGAACTTGCAAAAAGAACTGTAGGTCAAATAGCACCTAGAGGCACAGGTATTTTATCTACAATTGGTAGAGTAGCAGCAAATCCATTTTTTAGAGCAGCAAGAGCTTTTACACCTGTTGGTGCAGGTTTGACTGCAATAGGTTTAGGAAAAGATGCGTATGAAAGATACCAAGAGTTAGAAGCTATGTCACCAGCAGAGAGAGAAGAGCTTGCAAAAGAAAGAGATGAGTTTTCTTTCGGAGAGTTTTCAGGTGCATAATGATAGGTAAAAAGTCAGGACCACCACCAAAATCAGGACCAACACCACAGGGGTTGAATATTAATTATAATACTGGTAAGACAGTAAAACTGGAGAAAATGAATGGCAGACAATATAGACAAGGCCTTACCCAACGAGGTAAGAAAAGAAATAAATATTCCTAGCCCTGAAGAAATACAGGTCGAGTTAGAAAAAGATACACCAGAACAACCAATAGATATTCAACCAAATGAAGATGGGAGTGTTGATGTAAATTTTGATCCATCTGCAGCTAATCAAGAACAAGGTAATGATCACTTTGCAAATCTTGCAGAATTATTACCAGATGAAGTATTACACACAATTGGCAGTGAGTTATATGATAACTACCAAGATTATAAAAATTCTAGAAAAGATTGGGAAACTTCTTATACAAAAGGTTTAGATCTTTTAGGATTTAAATACGAAGAAAGCTCAGAACCATTTAGAGGAGCTTCAGGTGCAACTCACCCAGTTTTAGCTGAAGCTGTTACTCAGTTTCAATCTTTAGCATATAAAGAACTACTACCCTCTCAAGGTCCAGTTAGAACACAGGTTGTTGGACTACCAACTCCAGACAAAGAACAACAATCTATAAGAGTAAAAGAATTTATGAATTACCAAATCATGAATGATATGAAAGAATATGAATCTGAATTTGATCAGATGTTATTTTATTTACCTCTAGCTGGATCTACATTTAAAAAAATTTACTACGACGAAATTATGCAGAGAACAGTTTCTAAATTTGTTCCTGCGGATGATTTAATTGTTCCGTACACAGCTACCTCATTGGATGATGCGGAAACAATTATTCATGTAGTTAGAATTTCAGAAAACGATTTAAGAAAACAACAAGTTGGTGGTTTTTATAGAGATATCGAGTTAAGCCCAGGTCAAGAAAATGAAACAGAAGCACAGAAAAAAGAAAGAGAACTAGAGGGTGTAAGCAGAGGTAGGAATCAAAAAATGTTTACTCTTTTAGAGTGTCATGCAAATTTAGATATTGATGGTTTTGAAGATTCAGACATTGAAGGAGAACCAACAGGAATTAAATTACCTTACATTGTAACTATAGAAGAATCATCAAGAGAAGTTTTATCTATTAGAAGAAACTATGAAGTAGGTGATGTTAAAAAAACTAGAATACAATATTTTGTACATTTTAAATTTTTACCAGGTTTAGGTTTTTATGGTTTTGGTTTAATTCATATGATTGGTGGATTATCAAGATCAGCAACTGTTGCATTAAGATCGCTCCTTGACGCCGGAACCCTGTCTAATTTACCAGCAGGATTCAAGATGCGTGGTATCAAGATGCGAGACGAAGCACAACCTATTCAACCTGGAGAATTTAGAGATGTAGATGCACCAGGTGGCAATCTACGAGATGCATTTA